TATTATGCGCCTACGGGCTTACACAAATTTTAGTATATGGAGACTTGCCGCTTTTAAAGCGAATACGCCCCGCTAAAGAATCAGCCGGTGGTTATGGAAAACTATTTCATTGTCCGATGTGCATGGGATTTCATGTAGGTTGGTTTTTAATGTTGCTTTCTCCGTTCACAGAACTATTTAATTTTGATGTAACAGTAGCTAATTTCTTTATCTTGAGTTGGTTATCATCTGGGACATCGTATGTTCTTAATATGATTTTTGGCGATTCCGGATTTCAAATAAAGAACACATCTAATATTGAAAACTTTTTTGGAGAAGAAGAATGAATACAAATATTTGGACAGGAAAATGGATGCTACAACCAGTTAGACGCTGCTGTAAAGGATCTTAACTATGGGTCAGAAATTACTGAGAGAATATTATGAACTTTGCGAAGGTGGTGTTTGTCAAGATCTCCTAACAGAAGATGAGAAACGGTTCGTCGCTGAAGGGGGCATGATTTTGTCTGGTATTATGCAGAAGTCTGATACTCAGAATGGCAATGGTCGGATTTATCCGCATGCTGTGTTGATGCGCGAAGTAAAAAATTACTCCAAACTGGTAAAAGAACGAAGAGCACTGGGAGAGTTAGATCACCCAGATGATTCGGTTATTAACTTGCGTAACGCCTCCCACATGGTAACAGATATTTGGATGGAAGGCAAAGACGTTAAAGGAAAAATTAAAGTATTAAACACGCCGTCAGGCCAAGTTTTACAAGAACTCGTAAAAGCTAATGTTAATGTGGGTATATCCTCCAGAGGTATGGGTTCGGTTTCAGAAAGCAAAGGCCAAACGATTGTCGAGGATGACTTCCAGTTGATTTGTTTTGACATGGTATCAGAGCCATCAACACCCGGCGCTTTCATGATGAAAGAAGCAAAAGACTATCAAAACAAAGTATTTACGCGAGCGGATCGCATTAACAGATTAATAAATGAGGTATTAAAAGATGAGTAATGATTTCAGCAGCTTCAAAGCTGAGCAAAAAACAATGGACGCTTGGAGAAAATTCTTAACAGAAGCAAAGGCCTCCGAACAAGATGTGGATGAAGGACTTCTTGATAGATTAAAGGGTATATCCCCATTTAGAAAGAAAGGCGGCTGGGAAGATACTGCAGCCGAATTCGACGCAGAAGATGAAGAAGGCGCTGCAGACGCAGCCGGCTCCTCCGGTGAAGCAGAAGCTACACCAGAACCAGCAGCCCCAGCACCAGCAGCACCAGCAGCTGCGACCGCATCAGGCGATGCCGATCCAGGCATGCCAATCTCTGGGACTGAGTTTGCTACGATGAATTTTTTAGTCGGCGGCCAACTTCTTAAGTTGATTAAAGACGCAGTGATGGTCGGTGTGGCAGCTAAAGACCCGGAGTCCCGTAATCTACAACAACTTTTTAATAAAGAATTTTTCCCTGCACTCGTTAAAATGACGAAAAACCCTAATATTGATATTGCAGAGGGTTTAGACATGGACGAGTTTCTACAAGAAATGCTAAACGAAATTGGCGAACCTTTAACACGCCGCCAACAGTCTGCCAAGAAGGGCCAGAAACGTGCCCAAGGAGGCATGCAAAGATACCTCAAGCCTATGGGTTCGGGAAAACCACCTATGATTGCCAATAAGATTTCACGCGCTCTAACACAGGCTTTAACTCAAAAAGCGAATGCTGACTCTCTGTTCGACGCCGCCGCCGAGGTATCTAGCACCATTAAAGATCCCAAAGCCAGAGCGCAATACGAGAAGAGTTATACAAATCAGTTAGAGGCGAATCCTGAGAAGCGCGTTGCCAATTATAAACAGAATGTGGCAGCATTTGTAGGCTCTGTCAGCGATTTAGCAACCAAAGCGGCCGCTAAAGCACTAGCCGCCGGCGGCAATTTTGCCGCTGATAAAGCTGCTAACACTGCTGCAGATCGTCAGCCGGCCGAACCAGAACCAGAGGAGGCCCCCTCAACATCAACACCCTCTGCTCCAGAAGCCCCGCGTTCAGCACGCGCCAGCCGAAGCGCTGTGGCACGCATGCGAAATCGCGACAGACGAGGTACCCGCGGTGTATTTAAGGGTGTCACAGAGAAAAAGAAAACATTTAGAATTAATGAAGATGGAAGCGTGTCCCGGATAAATAATGAAAAAAAATGATTTAAAGCACCTAATCAAACCTCTCGTTAAAGAATGTATACACGAAGTCCTTTTAGAAGAAGGACTTCTATCGAATGTTGTGTCAGAGGTAGTAAAAGGTATGCAAGCCAATCTTATTGTCGAAGAGAAAACTCATTTTATAGAAAAGAAGACCCCATCGGCACCCCCACAAACAGAGAGGAACACCCGCAGAAAACTTGAAGAGCAGCGGCGAAAGATGATGGACACCATCGGCCTTGATGCGTATAATGGTGTTAATCTGTTTGAGGGCACTGAACCGATGGAAAGCAGAAAATCACCCAATGGCTCAGCCGATTTGGGTTCTGCCACCGACCCAGGCGTTGATATAAGCAGTCTTATTGGCGGCGCCTCTGATATTTGGAATGCGATCAAATGAAGAAAAAAGCTAATGTAGTGGTTCACGCAAAACACTGTCGTAATAACCCCAGCATAATGATCCGCAGATTTATTAAGAAATGCAAAAAAGAAAGAATTATAGAAGAAGTTAGAGAGCGCAGGTATTATAAAAAGCCTTCAGTGGCTAAGAAAGAAAAGCGCAAAAGGGCTGAACGCGCACGTTTGAGAGACGAGCAAAAACGCCAAAGAGCACAAGAAAGACGCACAAGAAAAAATAAGTGACTATTTATTAGTACAAGACAAAAAGTGAGATATTTATGTCCGTTTACAAAGCATCCAGTTGGGGTCGTACCCGAAGACCAAAACACCTACATGATGATAACGTTGTGTCCGAGAAACAGTCTAACTCAAGAGTTATAGTAGTATCCGCATCCGATCTAAATAGTGACTTAAACGACGCCACCGAAGGCGAGAACGGATACTCGACAGAAAATCAAAAGTTTTTACAGGTATTCGTTAAGCACAATTCTTCAGCCGCCAAGAGTGTTATAATATATGGCTACAATTACGCTTTTGGTGAGTGGGCACCCCTTTATCTTCCTTTAGGGAATGCAACCCACACTGTAGCTACTGCCTCTTGTAATAGTGACGGCACATCAAGGCTAAACATCTTTGATGTATCTGGTGTTGATAGAGTAGCATTTACAGCAACTGGCACAGATGCACCATACACAGTTCGTGCGGCATGCACCACTTTTTAGGAATTTTAAATGATTATATATACACAAACAGACAGAGAGGGATAAGTAATGTCCACTTATAAAGCATCCAGCTGGGGCCGCACCCGAAGACCCAAACAACTATATGAACGCCTACCGACTGAAGGTAAACAATCTGCTACTTCGGTTACGCTTGTAGCAGGCGCCGATCTTTCTGCCGGCCTAGCATCAACAGATGCCGGCGAAAACGGCTATTCCACTGAAAACCAAAGGTACTTACATGTTCTTGTTAAAACGAACAACAGCAAGTCCGTCGCCATTTGGGGATATAATTATGCTTTTGGTGAGTGGGCACCCCTTTATCTTCCTTTGGGTAATGCAGCTTTAACCTTGGCTTCGGCAACCACCGGTGGCAGTGGTGAAGCGAGACAGTACATTTTTGAAATAGCTGGGGTTGATAGGGTGGCATTTGTATCTGGCGACGGCCCGGGCACTGTCCGCGCCGCCTGCAGCACTTTTTAGATTAAGGAGTAAAGAATGTCGACAAGATGGGCATATGTAAATTGTGAAGATGATGAAGGTCACAAGCCAGTCGGCCCCATTGGTTCACTCCAATTTGTGACTGGCACCAATGCAACCAGCGGTTCAAAGAACCTAATCTATACTACCGGTTCCGGCGGCTTGCCATTTAGCACCCTAACACTAACGGGTACCCTTAGAATTAAGGGCGCCGTTTCAGCTAGTTCTTTTCATGTTAAACAGACTGATACAATTTCTGGCTCTACCTTGTTTGGTAATGATCTCGGAGATTATCACATTAGGACTGGTAGTTTATATGTTGGAATAAAACCAAGTTTACCAACGTTCCAAGTAAAACCTGCTTTAAGTCAATCACAAACCAAGGCATTAAGAGTACAATTCACAAATGTCGCATCTGCGCGTCATACCGCTGCGATTGATACTTATGTTCTGGGTGTGTCACAGACAGGTGTTGTTAATATTCGTCTGCCTACAGCTAGCGCTGTCGGCGCCGGCGCTTTAATAGTTATAAAAGATCAAGTGGCCAATCGCAGCGGAAACCCGATATATGTTTCGGCATCTAAAGCCGCCGGCGAAAAAATTGATAACGCCAACTATTATACATTAAATGGCACAATGCCGGCAATTAGCTTATATTCTAATGGTTCACACTGGTTTGTCTTCTAATTAGAAAAAGGAGACAAGTGCCATGGCATATAACGCAGTATCTGGAACGCTCATTGCCGCCCAGAATTATATCCCGCTTTCTGGTCAGGTGGTGGCAAATGTTGTTTCTGGCAATTTAAGTACATCTGATGGCGCCAATGTTATTAATATTCCGCGGGTTTCAAATGCAACCAACAATTCTATAATAACGAATGTTGGCGGAAATGCCAATACTTTAACTTGTGAGAGCAATTTAAAATTCAATGGCAGCACTCTCAATATCACCGGTGATCTCACAGCAAGTGTAGGTTTATCAGCCTCATTTTTATATGGTGATGGAAGGTTTTTAACCAATGTGAGCGCCGGCGGAAGCGCCAATGGTCAGGGTCCAGTAAATTCCTTGCAGTTTAACACAGGTTCCGGTGGTATCAGTGGATCCTCGAATCTCCTATTCTCTTCGAATGTATTGCAGGTTGGTGGCGGATTAAAGCTGAATCGGAGACTGGTAACAAATCATGTTACCGCTGCAGTCAATGATTATTTTATAGGAGCCGATTCTACTGGCGGCTCTTTCGATATAAGACTTCTGCCGGCCGCCTCCTTATCAAGTGGACAAAAGATGGTCATTAAAGATGAAGGCGGCCAGGCCGGCAGCAATAATATAACGATTAGGCCGGCCGGCGCACAAACTATTGATGGTCAAAATTCATTAGTTTTGGAATCACCTAATGCATCTGTCCAACTTTATTGTGACGGTAACAGTAAGTACTTCATATTCTAGAAAATATAGTCCCCCTTCGTACTAATTAAAAGCGGGCACGCACACCATCCAGATTATAAATTTGTATTGGTATGTCTGCTCACGCTATAAACAAACTTAAATGGAGGGTTTTTATAAATGGCTTATAAATTTCAATTAGGGGCTGCTACATTGAGCGGTTCCCTTACACAAGAAGGCGACATTGTCGCCAAAAGCGGCGGCGATGCATCTAAAGGTGTTATTTCTGCTTCTCTCGGTCTTCGTATGCCCGCTGCTGGTACTATTACCGCGCGCGGTGGTGACTTGGCCTTGAGTGTCGCAGATCTTCTGCAGATCGACGGCATCACTGCTGGTACTGCAGCTGCTTCCAAGGCAGTTGTCTTAGACAGCAACAAAGACATTACCGGTCTTCGTAACGTTACCGCAACTGGTTACTTCGAGATTGGCAGTGCGCAATTAACTCAAGCTGATCTGTTGAAGCTGGACGGCATTACCGCTGGTGCTGCTGCTGCAAACAAGGCAATGGTCCTTGATGCCAGTCTTGATATCAGTGGCGCCCGTCACATCACCATTTCTGGTGAACTCGATGCTGCATCTGGAGATTTCTCCGGTGACATCGACGTCGCCGGAACAGCTAATCTTGATGCCGTAGACATCGACGGTGCGGTTCAAGCTGACGGAACAATTACCGTTGGTGTGGATGACACTGGTTATGATGTTAAGTTCTTCGGTGACACTGCTTCGGCATACATGCTGTGGGATGCATCGGCTGACGATCTGATCCTTGCGGGTGCGGCTGGTCTTGTCGTTCCAGACGGCAAGCTTACGCTTAATGCAACTGCGGTTTCTTCAACTGCTACAGAACTTAATTTACTCGACGGCTCACAAGCCGGCGCAATCGTCAATAGCAAAGCTGTAATCTACAGCGGCGCAGGCGCCGTTGCGGGTGCAAGCATGATTGTTAACGATGATAGTTATATTGGCGCTGTCGGTGATACTGACATGCTTCAATTTGACGCCACTAACGAAATCAGCGTTGCAAACGACCTCGACTTTATGATTCTTAAAGCTGGTGGTCTTACGCTTGCTGATGGGGCAGTCTCCTCAACAGCCGCAGAGCTTAACTTGCTCGACGGCTCACAAGCCGGCGCTGTTGTAAACAGCAAAGGTGTTATCTACAGCAACGCAGGCGCTGTTGCCGGTACAAGCTTCATCGTTAACGATGATAGTTATATTGGCGCTGTCGGTGATACTGACATGATGCAATTTGATGCCGGTACTGACATCACACTTGCAAATGATCTTGACTTTAAGGTTATGAAAGTTGGTGGTTTGCAGCTTGCTGATGGAGCAGTCTCCTCAACAGCCGCAGAGCTTAACTTGCTCGACGGTTCGTCCGCTGGGGGCGTTGTTGCCAATAAAGGTGTTATCTATGATGGAAGCGGTAATGTTCTTTGTGCCAGTGTAGGTGTAGCCGATAACGGATATGTTGGGGCAGCCGGAGACACTGACATGATGCAATTTGAAGCTGGTTCCGACATCAATATTGCCAACAACTTGGACTTCAACATCCTTAAAGCTGGCGGTCTTAATCTTGCTGATGGTGCAGTCACATCGACTGCTGCTGAACTTAACTTCCTTGATGGCTTTGCGGCCGCTACTTATGCTCCCGCAGCCGATGGAATTGCGTGGTTCGATGCAACTGATAGCAAAATTAAGTATCAACAAAATGATGCTTTTCTGACTTTAATTGCGGGTGCAGGTCTCAGCGTTTCTGGTAACAAGCTTGTTGCTGATGGTGCTGGTACCCCAAGTGCTCTACCTACCCATGGTGGTGGTACACTTGCGGAAGGTTACAACTTCTTTGATGCGGCTGTAACTGGTTCGGTCATCCTTAGCATGCCAACTGGTTCTACTAGAACACCCGGAGACGTCTTGAGCTTTAAAGCTAAAGACGGTGTTACCGTTGCTCGTTATATCGAGATTCGCAGAGCGGGTACCGATACAATCGACGGCGAGACATCCATTAGAGTAGAGTCACCATATGGTGCTGTCTCTATGGTCTATGTTGCTGCTGGCGACTACCGAATCGTGTAATATACACTTTCCAACTTTTGTTGGATTCTTATGGGCGCCCCCCGAAATGGGGGCGTCCTTTTTTTTGCGAACTATTTATAGTGTTAGGAGAACAAAATGGCCTATAATATGATCAAGGGCAATGTGTTAGGATCGGTAGACCAACACGCTGATCAAGAAATTGACGGAGTAAAAGTTTTTAAAAATACAGTTAGTGCTAGTATTTTTTTCGATACAGATGCTGGTGAACCATGCATTACGATTAAAGATGTTCCAATTAAAAAACTTTACGGGTCCACTAATAAATCTGTGTTAACATATGAGAGTGATGGTGTCGCTCGTAGCAACCACAACCTATCCTTTGATGGGCAAGTTTTGACTGCCCCCGGCATCAAAGCCGGCACGCTTATAGGAGATGCATCAGGAACAACGAGATTACCTAGTAATCAGTTTGTCGATAAAATAGGTTCTGAATTTCTTAATTTTGGTAGTGGACTAAAAGATGTCCGCGGAAGTTTGCAAGTTTTGGCACATGAAGGAATCAAGTGTGATGAAGAGGGGGTTGCGTTAAACTTTTCCTCGAAGGCCGGCCTAGCGATTAGAGACAACAAAGTATATGTGGATCCTGCCAAAACCGAAAGAATTGATCTTGCCGGCCAAAATGTGGCTGATTTAGATTTATTGATAGTTTCAGATACATCTTCTGGTACTACCAAACACACAACACTAAAGAACCTATACGATAACTATATTGGCCCGCGTACACTACACCCTTCAGGCCGTAAAGGGTATTTACAATTTAACGACGGTAAAGATTTGGGAGCAGACCCCGCTCTATCTTTTAATCCAACAACCAAGAAACTGAATATTGAAGGAAAACTGGATGCAAATACGGTGATAGCTGACAATAAGTTGGTTAGTTGCGGCGCCGTATTTATGAATATTAAAAAAGTCTCTAAAGCCAATTATGAAGTACAAGGTGATGATTATACTATTTTATGTCAATCAGGTAAAAATCGAATGACCGTTACATTGCCGCCGGCGTGTGATAACTCAGGAAGAATTTTAATAATAAAGAAAGCCAATTTGAATAAGTACAAATTAAATTCTCAACCTATAGCTATAAAAAGCGTTGAAGGCACCATAGACATAAACGAAGAAATGACACTTAAAATGAATTATTCATCAAGAACACTCCAGTCCGATGGGGAAAACTGGTGGGTCATTGGTTCCAAAGGCAGTTAGATAATGTGTAATGGTTCTCGCTATCAAAAAAAGTCATTTTGATGTGCGGTAGACTATTTAATTTGAAATATATATTTTTTTAGGAGAAGACCGTAGATGTCTAATTTATTGAACGAAGCCATTGTTGATGCAAAAGCACTAAAAGAAGCTGCCCTTAAAAACGCTGAGTCTGCTATAATCGACAAATATTCCAACGAAGTCAAACGCACGCTTGACCAACTATTGGAACAAGAAGAAGAGATGGCTATAGAGCCTGCAGCCGATCCAATGGCTGCGGAAGATCCAATGGCCGCCGAAGATCCAATGGCCGCTGAAGATCCAATGGCCGCAGAAGATCCCATAACGTCTCTCGCTGGCGAGGAAGAAGTTGCCCCAGAAGCCGATATAGCGCCTGATGTACCACTG